GATCACCATTACATCCGGCTCGAATACAGCCGGTTCCGGAGCGGCTTTCATAATCGGAAGTCTGGCGAACACATACAATCTGGCCATTTCCTTCATCAAAGTTAATCCATATTTGAATGTCGCTCTTTCGGCAAACAGCTATGCGGCCAACGTTTCTGATATATCCGGAATGGCTACCGCGAACCTGTCAACGCCGATCTTCGATCATCTTGATACGTCGATCTATACCTTTGGGAAAATCGCTCGCATCATTACGACAAATCCCGGTTCTGGATATGATGGCTCTGTTTCGGTCTCGATTCAGGAACCGCTTTCCTTGGCTCTTCATAAACCAGACGGCCACGGTAATTTCTATGGAAATGATGCCGTTGTTTCGTCTTCGGCTTTCTATGGAAATGGTGTTCCGACCGCTGTTAAAATCATCAATTCTGGCCTCAACTATTATGCCAATTCGATGAATGTCACGATGACAAATGTTGCCAATGCAATTTTGAATATCGATGCGACGATCATTGACGGCGGGGTTGGGATCATGGCTGGTTATTGGAAGGACACAACAAGTTTCCTTGACAGCGATAAATATCTACAAGACGATGATTATTACCAAGAATTCTCTTATGAATTGATTCTTCGAAAGAGACTAGAGGAATATTACTACGTCCTTAAGAACACTGTACACCCTTCCGGAAACAAGGTTTTCGGTAAGGTTCGTCTCATTACGGAAAATTAATGGCCTACATTTTTAACGCAATCTGCAAACTTTTGCAACAAGATTTCGCTGCCAACACCAACAGCTATTACATGGCTGTTTCAAAGTACACTCCTTGGGCAGACGAAAGCAATCCCGATCCGCAAGACGGAACCTATACGCAAGGTGATTTCAATTTGCGTAAACAATTAATGTATGGAAAACGGGTTGCTTCCGGGGATGCCGCATTTTTGATCAATAATACAGCGTGGACAATCGACACTGTTTATGATCAATATGACGATTCCGACTCCGATCTTTTCTCGAAAATGTTCTACGTCATTAATTCAAATAGTGACGTTTTCAAATGTATTTCGAACAACAGTAGGGCAGTTTCGACCGAAGAACCGGTTTCCAAAACTTCTGATATTTTCCAGATGGCTGATGGCTATAAGTGGAAATATATGTTTACGTTGTCTTCGGCCAACAATACAAAATTTGGTACGACTGCCTATATTCCGGTTGACGCCAACACCACGATTGCGGAAACTGCAACTCCGGGAACGATTGACAATATCATCATTTCGGATGCAGGAACCGGCTACAGTAAGTTTGCGACCGGAACAATTCAATCTGTTTCGAACGGAAATTTCTTTAAAATTTCAGCAAATAATAGCGGTGTTGCTGATTATTACACTGGCTTGATGATCTATATTTCTTCGGGTACTGGCGATTCGTCAATCTCAAGAATCACTCAACACTTTTCAAATAGTTCCGGGATTTACATCACAACCGCGAACAATATGAATCTGGACTTCTCTTCGGCTTATACGATCTATCCGGAAATCGTAATCGAAGGTGACGGGAATGGTGCGACAGCTTTTTGTACGGTCAATTTGATTTCTCAAAGTCTGGCTTCTGTTGTGGTGATCAATTCGGGAAGCGGCTATACGTCGGCAACTGTAACAGCGAACAACACAACCGGTTCCCCGGCTGTTCTTCGACCTGTTATTTCTCCGGTTACGGGACACGGCTCGAATGCGGAAGAAGAACTTTTCGCCAATCGTTTCATTGTGATCACAACATTTTCCGGAGGAGAATCAAACTCCATTCCGACCGAACTTTCGTTCCGTGAATATGCTTTGATTAAAAATCCAAAATATGCAAACGGTGTTCTTTACACCAACGAATTTTTCGACGCAACAATTTCGGTAGCGATCAACATTGCTTCATCAAATACTGATTTTGTAATTGCGGAAGATTTCATCGGAGAAACCAGCAATGCAATCGGTATTGTCGGATTTGGTAACACAACAACTATAATTGGTACTGTATTTTCGGGAGCATTTTCCAACGGAGAGATAATTCACACTACAAATTCGAATGTGATCGGCACAATTTCCAATATAAATAACCCACAAATTAACGTGTATAGCGGAGAAATTCTGTTCTACGACACGTCAGGAAGTATTGCACGATCCAACTCGTCTCTTGAAGATGTTGGATTCATCTTAACGAATGTTTCAGGAAACTAATGACCGGTTCTAGATTAGATACCAATTTTAACATTGAACCCTATTTCGATGATTTTAACGAAGCTGACGCCAAGAATTATTACAGAATTCTATTCAAACCAGCCGTCGCTGTTCAAACTCGTGAAATTATCCAAATACAATCAATTTTGCAAGAGCAAATTGCGAAGTTTGGTTCATATGTATTTAAGGATGGTTCGATTGTTGACCGCTGCGCTATCAACTACATTCCGAACTTTCCGGTAATTTACGTTGAAAACGAATTCAATTCAAATAACGATCTATCGATTCTGGACGTTCCGGCTGATGCCCTTCTTGTTTCGAATTCCGGAGTAAGAGCGGCTGTTTCGACAACCCGTTCTGGCTTCGAACTTACATATCCTGAAACAAACAGATTTTACGTTTCGTATATTTCAACCGGAACCGATGGAAGCGGGAACGATGTTGCCGAATTCCAATCTGGCGAAACTATCTTCGTTTATAACGGAAATCAAAACAAGTTCGGCTCGCTCGTAGCCAATAATCTTATTGATTCGATCAATATTATTACCTCAAATGGAACTGCAAATGCAACCGGAACTGCCTATGGTGTTTCGGTTTCTGATGGTATTGTGTTCCAAAAAGGTTTCTTCATTACTGTCAATGCTCATACCATTCCGGTTCGTGATCATGACACTTCGGTAAACAACTACGTTGTTGGTTTCAATACCGCCGAAAATATTATCGACTATACCCAAGACGAAACTCTTTTGTCTAATGCGGCTGGTTTCTTCAACGTCAATGCTCCGGGAGCCGACCGACTTCAATTGTTGGCAACTCTTGTTGCTAAACCAAAATCCGAAACCGCCAACAGCACAAATTTCTTTGCTATCGTTGAATTTGACTCTGATGCTCCTACCCAAACGAATACGGACGAATCGAGCCTTAATCAAATCCGTGACATTCTTGCCCAAAGAACCATGGAAGAATCGGGCAATTATACAGTCAAGCCTTTCACGATTGACACCACAACTCATTCTGCGAATAATCAACAATTTGAATATAATATCTCTGCCGGGATTATGTATGTCAATGGTTATCGTATCGAAAAGCTGAATTCGTTTAGCCTTGTTGCAGATCGCGCCAATACGCTTCGTGAAGCAACTTCACAGATCGCAACAGCCAATTACGGAAACTATGTTCTTGTGAATGAACACCTTGGCGTGTTCGATTCCGACCATGACGGTTCTGTCAACCTTTACGATACCGCTCAACACACAGTTTCGACCTACACAAACTCCAATGCTGCGGCAACTGGAAATATCGTTGGTAAAGCAAACGTCCTGAACGTTCAATACGACTCGGGCGTAAAAGGAACCCCAACAACTCAATATCGCGTTTATCTTTTCAATATTCAAATGAATTCTGGAAAGAGCTTCACGAACGATGTTAAGTCGATTGTGGGAACTGCATTCGCCGGGGCAAAAGCTGACGTTGTGCTTGATGCAAGCGGGCTGGCAACACTCAACGATTCCGCAAGCCAAACTCTGGTATTCCCGCTTGGTCAAAATGCCGTGGATACTTTGAGAAATGCTTCCGGAGGAAATGAAACCAGCTTCGTATTCCGTGATATTGCATCGGCTACCATGGCCGCAAACGGAGTTGTGACTTTCACAATCAATACTCCGGCTAATGGCGGTAACGAAAGATTGAATGCCAGCGTTGGAACTCTTTCCAATTCTCTGGCAACAAACTTCAATATCTCGACAAGTGCCGCTGCATATTCTGCGAATATTGCCGGAACGATTTCTTTCGCCAACACTTCCAACACCATTACCGGAACCGGAACAACCTTCAATACCCTGTTTAATGTCGGGGACATGATCCGAGTTAACACGACCGGGGCTGCATTCGTTATTCGTAGAATTGCCGCAATTGCGAATTCTACTCAGCTTACAATTGATACTCCGATCTTGGCAGCGGCAAATGCGGCAGCAAAAGTTCAGAAATATTATCCAGCCGGTCACGTTGTCGAGCTTGCGGATTTTGGTGGAACTATCCAAGTTCTATCAAATACACAATTTACCGTGGCAACCAAACTTGACGTTGGTCTTGGAACAGTCGATTCAGGAACCCAAACCCTTTATGCGGAATATCCGGTTCTTCGTTCAAATGCGGTTGCGATCAAAAAGACAATCAACCGTCATAAGTTCGTTAAAATCGATTGCTCGAATAACGTAGCCACAAGTGTAGGTCCGTGGGATTTGGGTTTCATTGACGTTGCCAAAATCCGCAACGTTTATATTGGAACAACCTATGACATAAACAACCCTGAACGTTCTTCTTGGTTCACTTATGACAACGGCCAAAAAGATAACGTCTACGGCCACGGAAAGCTTATTGTAAAGCCTTCGAATAAGGCAAGCATTACATCTTCCACAAAGATGTTGATCGAACTTGACTACTTCGTTGCCAACACGGCAACCGGAGTTGGTTTCTTCTCAGTCGACTCTTATCCGATTGATGATGCGAATACTGCAAATGCGACTGCAATTCAGACTGCCGAAATTCCGCAATATTTCTCAACAAACTATAATCAATTCATTGATTTGAGAAATGCGGTCGATTTCCGTCCACAACTATTCAATACAGCCAATTCGGCAAATGCGACAGCGGCAACAATCAACCCGCCTGTAGCAAACAATTCGATCAACAACCCGGCTTCAGGTCAATATCTGATCGACGCCGATTCGAATTTCATCACCGATCTTCAATATTATCTGCCGCGCAAGGATTTGATCGTTATCAATTCTGCCGGAGATATTAGCTCGCGTGTTGGACAACCAAACGAATTGCCGGTCTTCCCGACCAATGAAATTGATACTGCGGTTATCGCTCAAGTAACAATTCCTCCTTTCCCTTCGTTGACCACTCCGGAAGCTTCTAGCTTTGGAAGAAATGATCTTCAGATCGGAATCGATGTTGTTACCAATCGTGTTTATACCGAAGCCGATATCGGAACAATCGACGCTCGTGTTACTCGTCTTGAATATTATGCAGCGCTGAACCTTCTTGAACAACAAGCTGTTTCAACTTCTATCACAGATTCTAATGGTCTTGATCGCTTCAAGAACGGTATCTTTGCTGAACCATTCTCGAATTTCAATAATTCAAAAACTACCGATATTGAATATTCGATTGCGATTGACGAAGACAACGGAATTGCACGTCCGAAATTCAATCAACACAACATCGATTATACATATCGTGCTGATCTTTCTTCAGGTGTAGCCAAGACCGGTAACTTTATTACCGCTCCTTACACTCACGAATTGTTTGTCGATCAAAGATTCGGGACAGGAACCCGAAACGCAACCGGAGCTTCTTGGAAGTGGAACGGTAAAGTTTCGTTGTATCCTTCTTACGATTATGCGACCGATACTATCGATAGCGGCCAAAGCATCAATGTAACACAAGATTTGACTACAAATGCTCAAACCGGTACTACATATGGTGACTGGCGTACAGTTTCGTCTTCGACAACAACTAACACTTCGTCTACTTCGACTACAACAACTTCTCAGCAAGTAATCACTACAACAACGGCTCAAACCGTTGCAAATACTATTTCGACTGGAAAGTATGTCGTTGGTGTTACTGACAATGCCTATATTCGCTCTCGTGAAGTAGCCTTCATGGCTACCGGTATGAAGCCGAACACAACCATGCACGTATTCTTTGATAATACGTTGGTTGATCAATATTGCGCTCCGGGAACTCCATCGGGTATCAACAACGTTGAATCCGGTTCGGAACAACTGGTGGTGACCCGTACAGGCGTTTACGGAACCACGATTAAATCTGATGCGAATGGTAATGTTTACGGAATGTTTAAAATTCCGGCAAGCACTTTCTTGAATGGAGAAAGAGAATTCGTTATCGTGGATGTAACCGACTTGATCAATCAAGCGGGCAGCATTCTTACCGAAGCTTCGGCACAATATACCGCTTCTTCTATTACCGTAGAAACAGGGACAACCACACTTACAACTTTGACAACAGAAATTAATACTTCTGTTTCAACTGCAACACGTTCAAGCACAACCACTACACAAAATAGTAATTGGGCTTCTTCATATGAACATGGTGGCCATGGTGGCGGAAACGATCCGATTGCTCAAAGCTTCACTGCAACAGTTCCGTCAACTTCTTCAGGAATGTTCTTGACGAAGGTTGGATTGTTCTTTGAATCGAAAGATGCGGCTCTTGGATGTTCGGTATTCATCATTCAAACGACTCTCGGAATTCCGGATTCAACCAAAATCTTCGGTAAGGCTTATTTGAAGCCATCCGATATCAGCGTATCGGCTGATGGTTCGGTTGAAACCCAATTTACTTTCGTTAATCCGGTATATCTGGAAAACGGAACCGAATATGCGTTCATGGTAAAGCCTGATGGTAATTCCCCGGAATACAATCTGTATATCGCAGAAACCGGAAATTATGACATTATTACCGGAGAACAAGTTTACAGCAATCCATATTCTGGCGTTCTGTTTGTTTCTTCGAACGCGATCACTTGGACCGCAAACCAAACCGAAGATTTGAAATTCCGTCTTTATCGTGCCAACTTCACTGTTGGAACTGGTACTGCCGTATTCAATAACTCTGATGATGATTTCTTGTCTATCAGTGGTTTGGTCAAGTCCGGAGCCGGATTGGATGTTGATGTAGGTGATTATATCATCAAGACAGTGGGCGGAACAAGAATTTCGAATACTGCGAATACTCTTTATGTGAGCGGAACAGTCAAGGAAATTGACGAAGCCAACGATTACATTCGTATCGGAAGTTCAAATGGTAAAATTCTGAATAATGATACAATCGAATTCCACCGTTCGGCAAACTCAAATTCTATTGCTTTCAACGCAAATACTCTGATCGCGACAACAAACGTTGCTTCGGTTGATGATATGTCATTCAACGCAATCGTACCTCGCTTTGGGGCAATCACTCCGGCCATGACTTCGCTGGTTTACGCACACAAGGGAACCGACGAAACTTATGATATCGACGCTTCGTTCGTAAATCTTACTCCGGAAATCGAAACCGAATTGTTTGATTACGCTCGTATCGTTGGTTCTAAGTCAAACGAAACCTTGCATAATTCAGGGGCCAAGACTTCGACTTTCAATATTTCGGTAACCACTCAGAATATCTACATTTCTCCGGTTATTGATTTGAGAAGAAAAGCCGCTCTGATGATCGAAAACGTCATCAATGACGACTCGACCAACGAATATACTCGTTATGGAAACGCAACCACAAAGTATATTTCGAAGAACATCGTTCTTGATGATAGCGTTGGTGATGCTGAAGATGCTGTAGCCTATCTTGGGGCTTACCGTCCAGCCGGAACCGATATCCAAGTTTACATTAAAGTTCTTGGAAGTGACGACGGAGAATCCTTCGACTCGAAACTTTGGACACAAATGGTCATGGATTCGGGAAGCTCTAAGCTGTTCTCGGCAACCGCAAATACTGCGGATTATCATGACTTTACGTTCAATATGCCAACGTCGATCACCGCTTCGGTAGGTAGTGAAACAACCGCTTATCTGAACGCAAACGGAATCATGCAATATGCAAGAACCGATGGAGCGTTAATTTCAAGATATAAGACATTCTGCTTTAAGATTGTTCTTCTGTCTGATGACACTTCGAAGGTTCCGCGTCTCACAGATTTCCGTTCAATCGCATTGATGTCATAATGGATCATAAATTTAAAAGATCAAACAAGAATCCCGGAGCATTAGTGAACACAGATCGTAATGCTCTGGATTCTTATAAGCTTAAGAAATCTCAAAATTTGAAACTAAATAATCTCGAAAACAGAATCGAGAATATTGAAACAATGTTGAGTTTAATACTTGATAAACTTAGTAAAGAAGATTAATGGCGTCCCCGAATTTAATTCCTATTAATTTTGGTCCCGGTGGAGACACCTTCCAATATCTAGTAAACCTTACAAATAATCTTGCAAGTCTTGCTAATAAAGGATTATACACTGATGGAACCCCGACAAATGCCAATGCAAATGTGGTGGTTGTCGGAACAGTTTCGGCTAGCTATTTGCAAGCCCTTGGCAACAATGCCACTATCAGTTTCTTTAATGATAACGGGATTTTAACCGGTCAAGTTGCTACGAAAGTCGGCAACAACAGCATCACCATTTCAAGTTCGAACACTTCAAACAAATTGGAGCTTTTCGCGAATGGTTATGCAACGATTGCTGATGTCAAAATTGCTACCATTAATGATGTAAATGCACAAGCCAATTCCTTTGCGAATGCGATCAACGCTTCGGCAAATGCGACACTGACAGCGGCTACTAATTTAATTAATGCTGCTGTTCCTACCGGCACAATTTTGCTTTGGGGCGGAAACGTCGCGCCGACAGGTTATTATGAAATGGACGGTTCGGCAAAATCGAGAACCGGCGACGCTAATCTATTTGCTGTTATCGGAACAACTTATGGAGCCGGAAACGGTTCAAATACTTTCAATCTTCCGCAAACCCAAGGTGAATTCGTTCGTGGTTGGGATCATGGGCGCGGTGTAGATTCT